AGTACATTTTTGGATCTTTATTATAATAGTGTTTTCAAAAAGAAAAAAAAGGAATATTTAACGGAGAAACAAAAAGAAGATGGTGTATTGGCAATAGATTTGGATTTTAGATATGATGATAATATAGATGAGAGGCAACATAATAGTGATGATATTATAAATCTGGTAGACTTATATGTATCAAAATTGAATGAATTAATAGAATTACCATTACATTTTAATATATTTGTATTTGAAAAACCTTCAGTTAATAATACACCAGATGTTACAAAGGATGGAATACATATTTTGTTTGGATTGAGAATAAAAGATGAAATGAAGATAGCTCTTAGAAATCGTGTTTTGGAAGAAATAGAAAATGTAGTAAATGAACAGCTTAGAGATTTATTAATAAATGATTGGAATTCTGTTGTGGACGAAGGTGTAAGTTTGGGGAAAACAAATTGGCAATTATTTGGATCTAGAAAACCTAACAATGATGCTTATGAACTAACATATTACTATAAGTGTGAGTATAATAAAGAGATTAATGAATGGAATATAGATAGTTTTGAGGTAGGTGATTTTGATGTAAAAAAAAAATTGAGTGAATTAAGTGTGCAACATAATTACTATATGTGCAATATGAAAGATGATGTTAAAGATGAATTTGAAGAAATTAAAAGTAAGAAAAAGAAGGTTTTAAAAATTCAAAATAATAATGGAATAATAAATTATGCAGAGATAAATAGTGAAGATAAACTGGATGCAGCATTAGAAAAATTACATACAGAATGTGAAAATAATCCTAAAGACTATAAATTAAAAGAATTACACGACTATACTATGATTTTGCCCAAGAAATATTGGGGTCCTGGTAGTTATGATAAATGGATAAGAGTAGGTTGGGCACTAAGAAATACAGATTTTAAGTTATATATAACATGGTTAAAATTTAGTTCACAATCAAAAGAATTTAAATGGACCGAGTGTATAGAGCTCTGGAAAAAATGGTTAAGTTTTGGTATTATAAACGATGATGTTTTAACAGATAAGTCGATATACTATTGGGCTAGACAAGATGCCTTGGCTGAGTATGAAGAAAAGAAAAAAATGCATATTAAATATTATATAGACATAACGACAGAAACAAAATCAGAATATGATAAAGCCAACGTTTTATATCAATGTTATAAAGATAGATTTATTTGTGTTAGTATTAAAAACAATATATGGTATGAATATAAAGAGCAGCGTTGGTTTGAGATAGATTCTGGAATTACCTTGAGAAATAATATGTCGAATCACATTTTTAACCTATATATGTTAGCGGTTAAAGAAAATACTGGAAAATTGAATTCTATGGATCCAGAAACACAAGAAGCAGGATTTTTAAGAGACAAAAATAAGAAACTTACAGAACTGGCTTTATCATTTAAAAAAACTGATAAAAAAAATAATATAATGCGTGAAGCAAGGGATATATTTTATGTGAAGAATTTCCTTAACCTGTTAGATAGTAAAAATCATTTATTGTGTTTCAATAATGGTGTAATTGATTTTAATGAAAATATATTTAGAAAAGGAGTTCCGGAAGATTATACATCAAAATGTACAAACATAGATTATATTGAATTAGATGAAGAACGTGATAAAGCTATTATTGATGAAATAAATATGTTTATGTATCAATTATTTCCAAATGCAGAACTTCGAAATTATATGTGGGAACATTTATCATCAGTTTTACTTGGAAAAAATACAAATCAAACATTTAATATTTATACTGGTAGAGGTAGAAATGGAAAGAGTAAATTGGTTGAATTAATGTCAATGGTTTTAGGAGACTACAAGGCTACAGTTCCGATAACACTTATTACACAAAAACGTGGAAGTATAGGTGGAACATCATCAGAAATAGTTCAATTGATGGGTGTTAGATATGCGGTAATGCAAGAACCATCGGTGGGTGATGTTATTAATGAAGGTATAATGAAAGAAATAACTGGTGGAGATCCTATACAAGGCCGTGCATTGTTTAAAGATGCAGTAACATTTATTCCACAATTTAAACTGGTTGTATGTACAAATCATTTGTTTGATATTAAGAGTAACGACGATGGCACATGGCGTAGAATTAGAGTATGCGATTTTGTATCATTATTTACAGAAAACCCTGTAGATGGAGATGAAGAAAAACCTTACCAGTTTCAAGTAGATAAAAATATAGATATAAAATTTGAAGAATGGAAACAAGTTTTCATTGCAATGTTAGTAGATAAAGCAATGAAAACAAAGGGAGAAGTTAAAGATTGTGATATAGTATGTGCAAAATCTCAATTATATAGAGAAACTCAAGATCATTTTGCAGAGTATATAAGAGACAATATTAAAGTGGTAGCAGATGGTCGAATTGAAAAACAAAAAGAATTGAAAGATAATTTCAACGAATGGTGGAAATTAAATTATGGCGGTGCACCACCAAATGGTAAAGGTTTATTTGATTTTATCAACAATAAATATGGTAAATTTAAAAAGGGTGTAGGTTGGACTGGTATTTCTTTAGATGATGAAAATGATTATGATAATGAAGATGATTTTCATTAATTATTATGAATAGTTGAAGGTTTAATATTTTTGAGCTCTTTTGATGTATATGTATAAAAATCAGTAATATAATCTATTGTAAATGGAAAAATAAAAATAGCTGCCAATACTAAGAGCAAAGGTTTTCTAATTATTTTTTGTCCTGAAATAACAATTTTTATTATTAATACAAAAACTAATATAAAATAAAATATTTTGAGAAGATAGATATAGTTATCGTATTTATTATTATTAATGTTGTAATAATATTTTTTTCTTTTATTAATATTGACATCAATTCCTCTATTAACTATTTCATTATCAATCAAGTTATTTATCCATGGATTGTCATATATATCATCTTCTAATTTTTTAACATTATTAATATTTTTTGCAAATCTATAAGGATTTACTTTTGAACCACTCATATATATATATTAAGATAATCTTTACATAACTCCTAAACCAAAAACATCGCTTCTTAGTTCATTCCACGTTAGCGATTTTTTTAGATCTCCATCCTGCTTGCAAGCGCCAGGCCATATTTCTTTATAACCTTTTTCCATGTCCTCATCAGTAGGACATGGTAGAACGCTATTATTATCAAAAGATGGAGCAGTTCGGTTCCATACGTCCGCGTCAGAGCCATCATCAGACGCACTTAAACTAGCAATTCTTTTAATAAAATTAGGACATGGTAAGCGTTTTTTACAAACTGCTGTGCAGTGATTTTTTATTTTATTCATATCAGCAATAGATGGCATATCTCGGTGACATTTCTCAGATAATTCTTGGCCACATGCTGCTCTACAATAATATTGTAAGTGTGATAAATCTCTATCTTCATTCCAAGTTGTAGATGGTATATAACTATCTGATGAAATGATACTTCCATGCTGTATATAATTACCATTATCATCAACATCGGTAACAAAATCATAGGCGGCATCACCTCCATTAGCATCTACATAATTCCAATTATACTTATTAGTTACATCTGTTGAGATGTTTACATCTGCGTCGGCATGACAACGATATGGTGCAAGAGCATAATCTTCATAAGTCCGCGCCCCTTCTTGATCATACATATTACATGATTTACAAAAAAACTTGGCGGCCCATTGAACGTCTGATTGTGCACATGGATTTGGCTTTGACATATTATTAGTGGGGTCTTCTAATAGATCAGGACGATCACTCCAAGCACTATTTTCATTATTAATATTACTAGCTTTATTACATATATCTTGGCACCAGCCGATCCCATTAACATCTCCTAGAGCCGTTGTGTACTCGCCGTTCAGCTCCCATGTATTGTATGGATTGCGAACGCTGCCGCTCGTGACGCGCCCGGCGCTATAAAAGTGAGTGCCAGGCGGCCCCGCGCCTTTCCAATCCCAATCCTTTCCATTAAATATAGGGTCTGATATAATATTTACGATATTTTGACCCCACTTGCTAGAATCTTTCGGCTCCTTTATATGAGTACCATCATTATTAGTAAATGTATTCATTCTAATTGAATTAAATCTACTTATACAAGAAGCATCGTTATGACACTTGAAAAATCTATATGGTCCACAATTAGAAGATTCTGGAGAAACAGGTTCTGTTGTGAAATCGTGATCTTCTGCTGAGTAACAATCACAATTAGCAGGATCAATAATTCCATCTTCACATTCATAACCTTGATTAGTTGCAGCAGGAATTAAGCTGTCGTGATATAGTTCACCATGAGTTATACTACTTAAACCCTCTTTAACATTACTAGTGAAGGGTTCGGTGGGATTGTAGCTGCTATCACAATAGTTCGAATATTGATTGATACCATGAGGGACATCGGCGTTTAAAGGATCGCCATGACTTGCACATGTTGGATCGCATTCACATCCACCAGTATTCCTACATTTTTCACAACAATATGCTGCAAGATTCTGGTTCCATTCATCTAGTGGATTATTCTTGCCAGTCAAATGAACGTTAAAAATTCCATTAATTTGTTTGTTACAATTTGGTGAAAGACATTTAAATCTTTTTTTCTTGCATTCAAAAAGATCATCTGGTGAAATAGACCCGCCGTTGAAATCACACGTCGCTTCTAAATTAGGTTCCTTTAATTTTCTAAACATATTTATAAAAAGTATAATATTAAATAGTAAAAATATTATTGTAACTTTAGATTTAATATTAATCATTTATATATATATTTAAAATATAATTATTAGAATAATTATATTTTATTAGAAGAAGAGAAATCTTTGAGGCTGTGGCCCTTCAATAGTGGTAGTATCTATATTTACAACTCTATTTTGATCATTAACATTGCTCAAACTGAATTCATAGTCTTGATATCTGCCAGGGTGTTTGAATTCATATTCATCAAAAATAACAACACTTCTTCTTGACACATCAAAAATTTGGGTTGCTAGTCGTACTAATATAATGACAGAGATAATTATAACGAGATATTTGCTATACTTGTAAATTGAATCTGGTAAAAAATCTCCTAAAATAGTTATAGCAATAATAATAACTAAACCTACTGCAAATTCAAACGCTATTTTTTTATATTGTGCATATTTAAGCTCATAATATCTATTAATTTCAGCAGTTCTTCTAGCGTTTTGTTTCATTTCTTCAGAAAAATTTGTTATATCAACATTATTAGTAGTGCCACTCATATATATATATATTAATACTATAAATTATTTGTTATACAAATAGGAAAACCATTATTATTAATATTATTAGTAAAAAGAAATAAAAAAACATCCAAATTAAATTATTAGATCGTTTATTAAATGAATCATGATTTGTAGCGTTTATCATTTGTAATTTTTTAAAAGTAGTATTATCTCTTAATCGGCCGCCACCATCATATATATCAGAGTTATTTTGATTTAAAACTAAGTAATCATAAAATTTTTGGTCATATTTTTCCATATAAATTATCTAAAGATAAATAAATAGAAATATTGCTATAAGTAGTATTATTAATAGTGTAAGTAAATATGAATATATCATATTATTTCTTAATCTTTTTTCAACGCCTTTTTTATATTCAATATTTCTTTTTAATTCAACAAATGGATTTTCCTGCCAGTTATTATCTTCATTACCTGAATTCTTGGATAAAATTTTATAAAGCTCATTACTTTGTCTAAAATCTGTGAATAATTCTCTTTTTTTATTGGAAATTTCTGTTACGCATTTATTTTTTTTTGAATTGTCATAAAATGATGTACTTTTATTGGAATACATATTATTGGATATTGAATTAAATATTTTATCAATATTTTTATTAAGATCTATAAGACCATTGTAATATTCTGTATCATTTTCAATTTCATATGTTTTATTTAGTTTATTACTTAAATTATATAAATTAATATCATCATCTACAAAATAATTGTATTTGTTACATGTATCAATATAGCTAGTATATTTTTGATAATCATTTTCTCTAGTATTGTACATATATATATAGAATTAATATTTTTTTACTAAGTATAACAAAAGTAAAATTCCTATTATTAATAATATTATCTTAGTTCTTTTATTAAAATATGGTTGTTTGGTATCATCTTTGTCTTGTGCGGATTTATCTTTTTGAGTTTCTAATTTATTCCATTTATCAAAATCATTATATGATATATTTTTACTTTTAATGTAATTTTCATTAGGTGTCCAGCTCCATAAGCTGTTCTTTAAATTTCTACAAGTGTTTGCGTTTTCTTGTTTTATATAATTTATATTATTCGGTAATTTATCACACAAATATCTTTGATATTGTTCTAAATGAACGTTCATATAGTCTAACAAACAAACTGCTTTGTCATCTTGATTTATTGGATCACTGTCGTCATCTGTAGCGGAATACCCTGAACATAGAGTATTTATGGATGAATCCATGTTCCTATAAACTTGGTGTGTATAATCGCCGCCGATGGTTTCAAGATTATCAATATTCAAATTTCCAAATCCTACATAACTATAACCGTTATCTATATCGGATTTGTGTGGCGCTAGAAATATGGCTGGTATTTCACCCTCATTTAAATCATATACGTCTTGATAATTTTTACCAATACTTTTTCTTAAACCAGTATTATATTGATATATAAAATGGTTCGTGGAATCGCGATAATTATCGAATATGTCGCCGTTAAACTCATGACTGAGTTCTCCATCACTATAAAATTTTTTAACAAATACTTCCTCATCATAATTATCTTCGACTACACTAGCGATTTGATCATTTATTTGATCATTTCTATTACTAATTAGACCGGATTTAAAAATAGTAAAAGTGTCATTGTACCCATTATCATAATCAGATTCATTATTACAAGCATTCTCCCAAGATAGCTCACGGTCTTTAATATCGTTAACATCGTAAAGATTTGTTATATTGTAATCAGTAGTATTAAATAAAATATCATTATAACTAAAGTCTATAGTTTTATCATCGTTAATAGTTATACTGCAATTTATATCATTTTCTGTAATAGTCAGAATATTATTATTATCTATACTATAAGTACCTTCATTATATAAGGTTGTATTTTCTATTGCAACAAATGACCCGTCGTTCTCGCCGGCCGTGCGATAAAAATCTATTGTATAATGCCAATCCGTACCATTATAGGAAATATCTATTCTTTTATTATGTAAATTATCATTATTCTCTAGAAGACTTTCAGCCCATGTTTTAATTTCATGATAGTTATTGATTGCGCTACATCGATTCATAAATTGATTAGTTAGCGAATATTTTATATTTTTATTTGTCTCATTAAAAGTGTTTATGTATTTATCATATATATTATAATCATTAGCGTTTAATGACGCATCTTCCCAATCTTTATTTGAATTATCCCATCTTTTATTAGGGCCTCTATAGTCAGGAATACAATTGTATCCTAAGTTAGAATTTCTATCACAGCCTCTAAATGAAGCTCCTTCTCTTTGCCCTTTAAATCCTGCTATAGCATCATAAGGTTCTCCTTTAGCGGCAGCAACAGCAGCAGCAGCATTACTGGCTTCTCTTTCAGCGGCAGCAACAGCTTCATCGGCTTTTTTTTGAAGCTTTTTATAATTAAGATGTTGCAAATCTTCCATTTTGCTGTGCGCTAACAAAGATTGTTGTATATCTGAAAAAGAATGTGTATTATCTAACTCAGATTCTAGATGATCTATTTTTGATCTAATCGACTCAACTGCTGATGGTGGTCCTCCCCGTTCCAGGAACAGCCGCTTGAGCTTCCGGGCCGCATCTTGTGACTCCTTAGCAATTTTAGAGTTGTTCATACTTTGTTCAGTTACGTCTTCAACCGTATTATGCATGAAATCGAGTTTTCGAGAAAGGAAATGATTATGTTGTCTACTATTATAAAGAGCATGGAGGACGTCTTGGAGGAGCTGTTGTTTTTTAGTTTGCTCAAAAGTAGATAAATCAGTAATCATATTAACTTTATCTTGTATTAATTTATCGTTTTGGCTTTTAATTTTTTCTTCAAATTGTTTTATAAACTTATCTTTTTCTTCTTCTAGATGACGTTTTTTGATAGTTTTTTTCCATATTTTGAAAGATGGCATATATTTGTCTTTAATCCATTTATATTTTCCTCCAGTCCTAGGCGCGGCCTTGGGTGGCGCAGCCTTGGGTGATGCAGCCTTGGGTGCATCCTTGGGTGCAGCCTTGGGTGATGCAGCCTTGGGTGCATCCTTGGGTGCATCCTTGGGCTTTTGCGCCATAGCTTTAAATCTTTTTCTAGCTTTATTAAATGTTCTGTTAGCTTTATTAAATGTTTTGTTAGCTTTTTTTTTAGCTTTATTTAAAAAACCTTCATAATTCTTTCTCATTATATAATAGGTGATATTTATTTATTGTAGCATAATCTATAAAATTCACTTGTTATAGATGTTTTACTTGGTCTAATAATTTTACATAAATTATCTGGTCTTAATCCAATTAATGTTGATACTGGATCAAACCTACTTATTTCTGGAAATTTTGAGTCATCTATTACGTTATATTTTTTCTTAACATCTTGTTTTTCTTCTTCTGTCATGATAATATGTTGTGGAACAAGACTATGATTAAGTATATTATATTGTAGTCGTTTTAAACTAATAATAGATACAAATATTTTTTGACTATTCCATATGTGAACTAACATACTTTTAATAGAGTCATTAATATCATCTTTAACTATAATTAGTAATTCATCATCTTTTGATAAAATTTCTTCAAGATTAAATAGATCTTCTACTATTTCTTGTATATTATTTGGTCTCAATGATTTTCCTAAATAATATTTAACAAATATTTTAGTATTATTTTTATTTTCTAGAAGTAGATCTAGTTGATTATTA